TATCAAGAAAACATCAAAGAACTCCAGCAGGTAGACAACAGGACTAGGAAGATAATAAAGATAGGACAACGGTCTGCTTGCGATGGAAGGGATGAGGAGTGGCAACAAATCCGCTCAGAGATGGAAGCAGGGTCAGGTGCAACTAAGGTTAATGTCAGCACGGTTTTTTCTGACAATAAGGCATCTATGGCACAAATCCTGCATGAATTGGAGGAGGAATTAAAGTCTCAAGGCGATGCACTTGCAGAGTTTCAGACTCAGGATTGGCAGGACGAAGACGAGTTTATTGTGCTAGGATGGATCGAAGCACTTGAATTTGCAATTAAAACAATTAAACGTCATAATAGAGGTTCGATGGCAGACCAGTAGTCGGAGGATGTGGTGTCCAAATTAAACTTTGGCTATTACTATGTAATAGGGTGGAGTTCCGATGCACTACTGGCGACCTACTCACTCTGCTTTAGCTATGATATGGTGATATTGTAGGGAGTAAAGGATTTACCATCCGTGTAGGCATAATGAGCAGGGGGATAGGGTGTGTCTAAGCACGTTCTGTCCTCCGATACAAAGCGAGACAAATCCATGAACGAAATTATAATAGTTGTTTTAGCTGTTTTATCATATTTGATTGCAGTTGATTCATATGAACCATGTCCTGTTAAGTGGCATGATGACTTACGTAACCATCAAGAGAGAATGGATAAATGCGTACTAAAGAGTCGAAACAAACATATAGGATGGGAACTAAAAGAGTAATCAAATATACGTGTGAGGACAATTACCTCGACACAGCAGTATATACAAAGATTAAAGAAGTCTTTGAGGGTAACGGAATATGCTGGCAGTTCTTTGGAGGCACCTCAGACCTGAATGATGATCCGAAACAGTTCTACTTTGGTCACAACATATACCAAGACCATATGTCTGTTTCTCCCTTTGCGCCTGAAGTAATTCCTCTCATTGATAAGATTAATCCAATGGCACTTCACAGGGTTAGGATAAACCTAATGCCTAGAACAGAAGAGAATATTGAGAGCGATTTCCATAGTGATTATACTGAAGGGTTTGCATATCCAGACAAGGTAGACCTCTGGAGTACCTCCATCTTCTACCTCAATGACTGTGATGGATACACTAAACTAGAGGACGGAACCGTTATAAAAAGCAAGGACAATAGGCTACTTACTTTTACTGGCAATGTAAAGCATTTAGGTGCGTCCTGCACAGACAAGAAACGAAGGTTGGTAGTAAACCTGAACTACATAACATGAACACAATACCTCTTAAATATCTAATTTTATTAGGGATTACCTATTCGTACATATCCTTTTTTCATGAGTGGAACCTGTTCCTTTCAGGTCAAACCTTCCAACTTTCAAAGTTTTACTTCTAGGGTCTTACTCTTACCCAAGTAAGACGAGAGTAAGACATGACAATAAACGGTAACACCATAGTATGGAGATACATCCGTGAACAAAACCGTTTAATGACCCTTGATCCACTAGGTTATGATCCAATAAAGGATGTTGATGAAATATACTCAAGGCATAGGCGAAAGACTGATGATCCCTATATCAAAGCTACAATGAAAGGAAAACATGGCAGTAAAGACAGGTCAACTGGAGAAACTAAGCAACTCTGAACTCCAAAAGCAATTCATAAAGGACAAGGCAAGGGGTAAGGAACATCTCTGGCAGAGTCCTTCTAACAGGAGACACCAAGAGAATCTCCGTGACTTACATGAAAGGGCAAGGGGCAAACATGGGGATATTCACAGAGATTCGTAATAAGACAGGCAGTCTGTTTTTTAAAAAGGACGGTAGAACCTGTATCAAATGCCATGAGACTAAGGATATAGAGGAGTTTTATAAGTCACGTAGAAGGCAGGACAACTATTCCATAAGATATACAACTGAGTGTAAGGAGTGTTCCCTCAAGAACAGAAAGGAACATTACGTAGAGAACAAAGAAAGGATAATGGATTCCCATCGGTTCCGCTCCTATGGTATAACTAAGGAAGAGTATAAAGAGATGTTACAGGATCAAGATGGTAAGTGTGCTATCTGTAAAAGGGAAGAGTCAGCACGTGCGAACCTAACAGGAAAGGTTAGGGCTTTAGCTGTTGACCATTGTCATATTACAGGTAATGTCAGAGGGTTACTGTGTAGAGCATGTAATCTAGGTATAGGACACTTTGGGGATAACCTTGAAACCTTAGAAGAAGCAATAAAATATTTAGAGAATAGAGATGTACAAACCACTCCCTAAATCAGTAGCAATCAAAGACTCACCGATTCATGGGCAGGGTCTATATGCTACGGAGGACATTTCTAACGGTGTTGATCTAGGAATCTCTCACATATTCGCAGTAGGATTTTCGGACAATTATGTCCGAACACCACTAGGAGGATTTATCAATCACAGCGACACACCTAACTGCTATAAGGTACAATCCCATGATGACTCTGCCCTTAACTACTTCAATCTCTACACAACCAGAGACATAAAAGAAGGCGAGGAACTAACTCTTAACTATACCCTGTATAGTATATGACACACAGATACACCCTAGAAACAATATTCCACTTTAGTTGTAGTGAGTGCAAGAATTGGTGGTCAGTCGCATTGGTACATATATCTGGTATGAGTGTCTATCCAGAAGGTAAGGCTTACTGTCCTCATTGCGGTAAGCAGTCAATAACAGAAAAGATCAACATGAAATAGCTAAGTACCTGTACGAGGAGTTGACCAGCTACTACTGCCCAACGGCGGTGAACATGCCAGACGGAACTTGAGGATATGGGTATTATGAGGGACATGGGGAGCGTGTGATAAGCTCAGAGCTACGCATAAGCCTGTCCCTTGCTATGCCCTCTTTATAATGTTATAATATTTAATCTTGGAGACATATGATAATACGAATCTACGAGTCAGGCAAACTAGACCTTGAGACAGTCGGAGACATGTTATGGCAAGCAGATGCTCAAGCCAACTTCCATCCAGACGCTCGCTGGATAAACTCATCATCATTCGGAACAGCACATAAAGGACGTATCTACAGGGAGTTCCTTGTCCGTTGGATTGGGCGAGAGGCCATCATTATGTGGCTCACCAGTAACCAGATTCTATTTGAAGTGGTATCTTTTGACATCCTTCAGGAGGAGGAAGAAGCCATCGAGGGAACCCTTTCAGGTAGGGACTTTACTGAACAACTCACCCACATGAACTAATGAACAGCCCTACAAACAAACACCGCCCACATTGGATGGAAGAGTATTCCGATGGCAGAAGTAAATGCGTATGTAAAAACTGCTCCCAAAGATTTGGTAAGGCTGGGGCACTTTCTTTAAAACAAAGAGAACAACAGGGGACATATGGTACATCCGGACATTAAGCTAAGTCACTCATCTTCCACATCATTTTGTTCAAAGCAACTATGGTACAAGAAGGTAGGTGGTGAAGCATTCAAGTATAACTTCTACTCAGGTGCAGGTACGCTGGTAGATGCAGGTTATGAAGCAGGTCTAAGGAACATCATGACAGGCATTCAGGGTTCCAATATCCGTAAGGACATGGAGCAAAAGCTGACCGACATGGAAAAAGCAATGGACTACGCTGACTACGTTAAGCTCACACAGTCTATGGACACACATGTTAGGGCAGTTGAGGATTACATGGGTTGGATAAACTATAAGCCTCTGGAAACACAGCACTTTTTCAATATTATCTTTGACGGTCATACCAGACGAACCACAGGTTACATGGACATTGTTGCCGAGAGGCAAAATTTGCCCCTCATTATAGATGTGAAGCGTCAGAGCAAGCCAGCTAAGAAGGCGAAGCGTGAATGGATCATGCAAGGCGCACTTTATGCATTAGTAATAATGCAGAAGAGAAACCTGACAGAGATACCAGCATTTGAGAATCATCTCATCATACCAGACCAACCTCCTGTCTTCCTGAAAACAGATTTAACATCAGAGCATTTGTTTATGGCCTACAATTTGCTTACTGAACTAAACACTAGGGTAGATAATGATTACTGGCCCTTGAATAGGTCACACGCCCTCTGCTCTCCAATGTGGTGCAATGTCTATGACAAGTGCCACTATGAGAACTTTGTAGGTGTGGATGAATTAGTTAAAAGGATTCAATGATAGACCCAAGACTAAACAATAGACTACGGATAATAGAGAAACATCTTGACCTTGCACTAGATCAACTGAAGGAAGAAAACAATGACGGAGCAAAGTACCTCATCTACAATGCCCTATCAACAGTCGGGCAACTCCAAGAAATCGTGGAGTACGAAGAGCAAAAAGCGTTTCGTCTCAGAAGAAGAGAAGGCGAGGAACAAGAGGGATAAACAGATTATAGCTAGGTTCAATGAGCTAGGCTATAAGAAGGGAGACAATGGTAATCTTCCTTGCTTTTGTGGCAAGCTGGACGAAGACACCGCATGGTGGATGTCCAACTGCAAAAGCAGAAGCAATCACCTATTCTGTCCAAGATGTACGGAACGAGTATTTGAACCAGAGATTAAGGAGACCCTAGACAAATTGCTAGGTCTCTGGAAAAAATACAAGTGGCGCATGTGGGAGGAGGGAAAGGTATCAATCAATCAACTATTAAGCAAAGGTAGTAATGCTTGAAAAATATAAAAGGGCAGTCGTGAGAAAGCCAGAAAAGTTAGTGATCGAGGGGGAAACAGGTGCGGGTAAGACAACCTTTGCATGTTCATCCCACACGAAAAAAGAACCAGTCTTTATTATCAACGCAGATGATGGCGGTGAGAATGTGTTTCATAAGACTGGCATTAACCTTATCCATGACTGTATTCCTACTGGTGATGTTAAGGAGAACGCAGACAAGTGGGATCAACTGATGGAGACACTTCGTGAGATAGCTGGCGAGAAGTCTGGCATCAAGCGTATCATCATAGACTCTGTAGACAAGGTGGAAATCCTTGCACAAGCTAAAACGTGTTCCCTTCACAAGCTATCCCATATCGAGGACATGGGTTATGGTAAGGGATTTGCTTATTCACGTGGTGAAATGCAGAAATTACTGAGTGGTCTCAACTACTTACGAGATACTCAGGACATCCAACCCATCCTAGTCTGCCATACGCAGGTCAGGACAATCAACAAACCTACAATGGAGCCTTACGACTCTTTTGTATTGAAACTTCACCGCTCTTTGTGCGGAGATATAATGGAGTGGGCAGATGTTATCCTGTTCGTTGCATTTGAAACCATAGTCAAGAAGATCGACTCTGGATTTAACAGGAAAGATAGCAGGGCAATTCAGTCAGGCAAACGCTTCCTGTACACAAGTGGTTCTATGGGCGTTGATGCCAAGAACCGATTTGATTTACCAGCCGAAATCCCAGCGGATTGGGATGAGTACCAGAGGTTAATAGCTAACTTTTGGGATGGCTCCTCAACTAAAACTCAGAAAACTCAGACACAAGGATAAATTATGGAAAACTCTGAATTAGCATTCTCAATCGAGGATGTACAAGAAACGCTAGACACAGAAACCAAGCGAGAACGTATAGAAGTTCCTGCTGGTGAGTATGTCTGTGAAATCAAGGCACCTCTGCCAGATGTCCGTCAGGATGCAAAGGGCCACAGTAAGATACTCTTGCCTATTGAGGTGTCAGGCAACCCTCAGTATGACGGTCAATGGCTCTTTGAAGCCATCTACATGAACAACCAGCACGATGAAGCTGGCAAGGTAAAGGATGGTATTTCCAAACGTAAAGTTGCCAGACTTGCCAATGCAGTTGGTCTTAAGTCCCTTACTAACCTTAGCGAGTTAGAGGGTAAGTATGTTAAGGTAGACTACGGCCCCAATAAGAACGGTTACAATGAACTACGTGAGGTCTCAGCATTCTCTGCTGAAGCACCTCCAAATGTTCTAACTCCCCCACCCGGAGCATTGGGGGCTGACATACCGTTCTAGGTAGGTAGAGGTCAACCGTTGAAAAGATACGCTCTGTCCTCTACTCAAGGCGGTCAGGTTACTCTCCTGTTGCCTGACCGTTCCTATCAGATCGAAACAATTCTAAAATACAAGACTAAAGACGGATACAGGGGTTGGGTAGTAAGAATACGCAACCTTGAAAATCCGTAGTACAACTCCTATATTTCAAGGTTCATAACTCAGGAATTACAATATGCAGTATGAAGCCATCCTACCGTGGCCTGTATCAGTCAATGCACTATACAAGGTCAGGGGGAAAGGGTTATACGTTTCTGCTAAGGGTAAGGCATTTAAGAATGCCTGTGGCATTATCTTTGCAGGTACTAAGATGGTATATGAAACGGAGAGAGTCTGGTTGGATATAGAGGTACATCCACCAGATAATCGGATACGAGACATATCCAATTTAATCAAGATAGTAGAAGATGCACTACCGTGGTTCAGAGACGACTCACAGGTAGATAAAATTAAAATAATCCGATGTGAAAAAGATCATCGAAAAAAGGGGTACATCATAGTTAAATGTGGGGCACTAAATGGAACAGATAAAACATGAGTATAAAGATGGTAATGGGAGACTTCTATATACAGTAGTAAAATTTCCCAACAAAGAATTTCGTAGACTACGTACAGATGTAACAGGCAAAGATGTCTGGAATTGGGACGGCATAAAGCAGGTTCCTTACAGATGGCCTGACATCAAGGATCACCGTGCAATCATATTTGTAGAAGGTGAGAAGGACGTAGACAATCTTCACGACATAGACCTTGTAGCTACAACCATAGCAGGAGGTAGCAATGCATGGTCTCCTCTCTTAAAGAAGCAACCAGACTTTCCAGAGAAATACTTTAGCGGCTTCGACCAAGTCTTTATCATTCCAGATAATGATGAGGCAGGTAAGAAGTTCGCACAAGAGACAGGTGAATACATACGTGAATATATCTCTAAGGTCTGGATAGTAAACATACCCAACCTAAGTAAGGGCGGTGATGTTACTGACTACCTATCTCATATTCCTAAAGAAAAACAGAAGGAATCCCTCCTAGCTCTCATTGAAGAAACCAAGACACCGTTTGTTCTTGAGGTCGCTAACTTAGACCTCAGCAAGTCATGGGACTTTGACAACCTAAATGTCGATGAATTCCTCACCGAGTCAGAACGGTCAGAAACAGTCAATAACATCAAGGAGGTACACGATAAGATAATTTCCCAACTCAAGGGGGTTTCGTGGTCAGGCACTACTGCCAATGCGATTTGCCCTACGCATGAAGATCGGAAGCCCTCCTTGAGTGTTACCCTAGAAGCAGATAAGATTCTGATGCGTTGTCATTCGGGCTGTGACATACGTGTTATCTGTGAGTCTTTGGGGGTAAAGGTAAGCGAGTTATTTACTCAGAGGTCAGTAGAACTTAAGCATCATCAGAGGACTCACGTTGTAGCTCCAAACCCTGAACATATGAAAGAGATATGTTCTTCCCTCCTTGACCAGAAGGAGCCAGAGGAATTTGATGACACTCACATGCCACCCATACTGCGTGACCATGTACGTGAAGCCTGTGAACTGACTGAGGCAAGCTCTGCCATCATCTATGGTACAGCGTTGTCCTGTCTTGGGGCACACGCAGGGATCAAGCTACTTATCAAACCACCCAATTACTTCATTTCCCTGTACGGTAACCTGTGGTTTCTATCCATATCAGAGAGTGGTTCATTTAAGACTACAGCACTTAACGCTGGCTCTGCTAGGTTGAAGGATCGTGAAGAGAAGATCATCTACGAAATTAGAGACATAGAAGCTAGGATGTCCTCATTACGAGGGAATGGTGCTCAGGATGATGATGATGAATTGCTAGAATCTCAGGGTGAGTTGGAGCGTTACAGGTCAATGAGGTGTGTACTTCCTAACAAGGCATCATGGGAGGCATGTATTGATCGTATTGATGAAACAGGCGGTGGAGTATGGCTCCTGTCAGAGTTTGGCGCATGGCTGGCAATGTTGGAATCAAACCATAACAGGGGATTCCGTCAGCACCTCACAGAGTTATATGATGTTCCCTCATACTTTGAGGATGTAACCAGAACCAGAGGTAGTAAGATACTCCAGTACCCATTCGTAGGCATCTCAGGGGTATCAACCATAGAATTTCTTCAAGGGCTACTAGGTAAGGATGATGCAGGGTCAGGCTTCTTAGCACGGTTCCTACTCTTTAAACCACCAGTAACGGACAAGGTTCCATATGCACTTCCTCATAAGAAAACAAAGATACAGGAACTACATTCCTACAGATTATTGTCTGAGATATATAATCAACTCGACAATATTTCCGTTCCCATGGAATATAGTATATCGCCATCTGCTCAGAAGATATTTGAGGACTACCATAATGATATGTTCTCTCGTTTCCAAGAATCTAATGACGGTACCAAGTCCATACTAGACCCATTCCTCAAGAGATGGTCGCCTAGTGTACTGAAATCAGCGATACTTTTCCAATATTTATTAGACAGCGACAGTCAAACCATAAGTGAACCAGCAGTTATGGGAGGGATTTCGTTATCCCTTTACGCAGAAAAATGTACCAGATACCTGTTTGACAGGGAGCTAGGAGAAAGCGTCCATCAGAACAAGCAGAGGAAGGTGATTGAATATCTAGCTGGTAGAGGAGGATCAGTTACAAGGCAAAGGATAATAGCTTCCAGATTACTTGATGGTGGTCATAATGAGTACGACTATGTCCTGTCTTCTCTTGAGCAGTCAGGCAAGCTATTCATGGAAACAACGGACGGTAAGGTAACAAAAAATTCAAAAATAGTATTAACGGAGAACAACAAATGAATGAAACACAATCTGACCTGATTGCACAAAGCAGGGATCGCATAGTAGGACACAGGCGTATAGAAGGCGAGATAGGGCCAATAAAAATACCTAAGAGGACTGTTCCTAAAACATTACCTACACAATATCAGCAGTTTATCCACCTCTCACGTTACTCCAGATGGAACTATGACCAGAAAAGACGAGAGACATGGGAAGAGACTGTAGATAGATACTTTCGCTTCTTTAAGGAACACCTGAAGGACAACTATAATTATAAGTTTAAGGAGCAAGACATAACTGAATTAAGGGAAGCCGTTCTTTCCCTGCAAATTATGCCGTCAATGAGGTGTCTAATGACCGCAGGTTCTGCATTGAAAAAAGAGAACGTAGCCGGATACAACTGTGCCTATGTACATGTTGACAGCATCCGCTCCTTTGACGAGATACTGTATGTCCTCATGAACGGTACAGGCATAGGATTCTCCGTTGAGAGACGTTACACAGAGAAACTACCTATTGTCCCATTTGAGCTACACGACACAGATACCACCATCATTGTTGCAGATTCAAAGTTAGGATGGGCTAGAGCATTCAAGGAACTGGTAGCACTCATCTACTCAGGACACATACCCAAGTGGGACTTGTCCCATGTCAGGGAAGCAGGGTCAATACTCAAGACCTTTGGCGGGCGGGCTAGTGGGCCTGAACCGTTAGAGAGTCTATTTAAGTTTACCATTAAGACTGCACAGGAAGCAAAGGGCCGTAAGCTGAAACCCATAGAATGTCATGACATAGTCTGCAAGGTAGCAGAGGTAGTAGTAGTAGGCGGTGTCAGACGGTCAGCCCTGTTAAGCCTGAGCGACATTGATGATGATGAGATGCGCCATGCCAAGTCAGGAGCGTGGTTCCATGAGAATCCTCAGAGGGCATTGGCAAACAATTCAGCCAACTACCATGACGAACCATCCACAGGTACATTCCTCCGTGAGTGGACTGCCTTGTATGACAGTAAGAGTGGTGAGAGAGGAATCTTCTCCTCAAAGGTATCTGCTCTACAGGCTCAGAAAAACTCTGACAGGCTCGTAGATCAAGAGTTGTATTCTTTTGGCACTAACCCCTGCTCTGAGATAATATTGCGCTCACGGCAGTTCTGTAATCTTTCTGAGGTAGTTGTACGATCTGAGGATACAATGACAGACATTGGAAGGAAAGTTAAATTGGCTACAATGCTAGGTACAATTCAGTCAACCCTCACTAACTTTAAGTACCTATCAAGGGACTGGCGTAAAAACTGTGATGAAGAGCGACTTTTGGGCGTAAGTTTGACAGGTATCATGGACAATACTCTGACTGCCAACCCAAAACCTGAGAACCTACAGCACCTCAGAGAGATAGCTGTGCATACAAATGAGGCACTTGCACAAGAAATAGGCATTAACCCAAGTGCATCCATTACCTGTGTTAAACCATCTGGAACAGTATCACAACTGGTAGACAGCGCAAGCGGTATACACTCACGGCACTCCCCCTACTACATTAGGCGAGTACGTATGGATACTAAAGACCCTATGACTGCATACATGAAGGACTTGAAATGGATATGGGAACCAGACCACACTAAGCCAAATGAAACCGTTGTGTTCTCATTTCCTGTCAAGAGTCCGAAGGGTAGCATTACAAGGGAGAAGCGTTCAGCCCTCCAACAGCTTGAAGTATGGGCCTTATACCAAGAGCATTGGTGCCAACACAAACCATCAATCACTATCACGGTTAAGGAAGAAGAGTGGTTAGAAGTAGGAGCATGGGTCTTCAATAACTTTAAGACCATGTCAGGCGTGTCATTCCTGCCACATACTGATCACTCATACA